ATGAAAATCGAGTTAACCATTGATCGCATGAAGAAACTTCCTGATGGATCTATACCTGCGCTCGAGTCAGAACTGCTGAAAAGGCTCAGCAAGCAGTTTGATGATTGCCAGCTTACGATTAAGCGTGCCAGCCATGATGGGCTGACTGTTTTCGGGGGTGACAAGAAAGAGGTCGAACATATCGTGCAGGAGACCTGGGAAAGCGCTGACGAGTGGTTTAATTAATCGCGTGAATTTCACTGGAGCAGTTTCAAAGAGTATTGCTGTTTGCGCTCCCCTGGCTGTTCCCGATTACTGTTTACCGTGTCAATAAGTCGCTCTGGGGGAAAATAGTGTGTAGTGCAGATGCCTTTAATGCAGATGATCAATGGTACGACGTTGTCAGAAGGGCCGATAACGCAGTCATCTATAGCTTCCCGGCGGAAGGGAGATATCTGGTTTATCGAGTAAATGGAATAGTTTCATTACGACCGTTACTCGACGAGGAAGAAATCTTCACTCTCAACGGGTTTATGCAATTTGCAAAACGACTGGGGTACCGAGTTACACCACCGTCTGATATTATTCTTTCATAGGCCTGAACACCCTATACCTGATGCGCCACGGAGAGAACCATGGCGCTAGAATTACAACTTATCAAACACCATTCAGGAATACTGATCCCGGCTACTCCCGAGACCAGCGATATCCTGCAATCCAAAACCCGGCTCGGCGATGTTCTTGTGGCCGAGTTCAGACGTGTACGAAACCCGGCATTCCACCGACGCTTTTTCGCGCTTCTCAATCTCGGTTTTGAATACTGGGAACCAACCGGCGGGGCTATCTCGAGTAACGAGCGGAAGCTGATCACTGGCTACGCCAAGTTCCTTGCTTCGTATGGCGGGAATGAGGGCGCGCTGATCGATGCTGCTGAGCAGTATCTAGAGCAGGTTGCTTACCGGCGCGTCACGAATGGCATTAGCCTGTGCAAATCCTTCGATGCTTACCGCTCCTGGGTGATCGTTGAGGCAGGGCACTTTGATGCCATTCAGCTACCTGACGGCACACTCAAAAAGCATCCTCGCAGCATTTCATTCGCCAACATGGACGAGCCCGAGTTTCAGCAACTCTATAAAGCTGCGCTCGATGTCCTCTGGCGGTGGGTCCTGTCCCGTTCATTCCGCAGTCGCGATGAGGCAGAAAATGTCGCCGCACAGCTGCTTGGCTTCGCGGGGTGATCGAATGAAGTCTACATGGTTCCATCATACCGACTGTAGCACCGAACAGGCCGACGAACTGGTCAAGCGTTACAAAGCGCGCGGCGTGCGAGTTGAGCGCAGCCTTAACCAGGATTACGTGACCTGGACTGTCAGTGCATTCCTTCCGACCTCAAATACTCCAGCGCGCCCGGATAGCCGCTGGCGAAACCGGATGTGGGGGTGAACGTGAAGACATATCAAATCACTTTGCCCTGGCCGCCGAGCAACAACCGGTATTACCGGCACAACCGCGGGCGCACGCATATCAGTGCTGATGGCGTCGCGTACCGCTATGACGTGACCAGTATCATTCGAAGCGCCCGGCTTAATATCCGGACGGCTGCACTACTCAAAATCCGAATTGAATGTCACATGCCCGACCGCCGGCGCCGCGATCTGGATAACCTTCAGAAAGCTGCATTTGACGCTTTAACCAAGGCGGGATTTTGGCTGGATGACTGCCAGGTTGTGGATTATCGCGTTGTGAAAATGCCTGTCATTAGGGGCGGGAAATTAGAACTCACCATCACCGAGCTGGAGACCGCATGAATCTTGAAAACACTCTCAAATATCACTTCGCCAAATCGACAATGATTAGCGACTCTCCGCGTGCTACTGCGTCAGACTCATTAACCGGAACGGATATCATGGCCGCTATGGGCATGACGCAGGAACGGGCAGCTTTGGGTTACAGCGCCTTTCTCGGGAAGATGGGGATCAGCAGTAACGATCGGGAGAGGGCGATCGAATTGCTGGCCCAGTATGCGCTTACAAAGTGCGATCGGGTTGCTGCGCTTCGCAAACTGGATGCCAGGGTTAAGCCATTAGTAATGCACCAGTTGGCCACCTTCGCGTTCGAGGACTATTCCCGCAGCGCCGCCAGCGTGAAGCAGTGCGATGGCTGCAATGGGGAAGGATTTATTGACGCTGAGGTTTTCAGCATGAAGTCCCACACTCCGGCAAAAGAAAAGAAGATCGTGAAGATGTCTTTGCATATGGGTGTCGAGAATATTCGCTCTTCTGAGTATGAGGTGCGTAGAGAGGTTAGGGAAGTAGCGCGCGTTATCTGCCCGCAGTGTAAGGGGAAGAAGGTTGTCAGCTGCGCCTGTAGAGATTGTCATGGACGCGGGAAAGCCATTAATCAGGCCCTTACAGAACAGCAGGGCGTTCCGGTACTCGCTGATTGCAAGCGCTGCAGCGGGCGGGGGTTTGAAAGAATTCCATCAACTGAGGCTTACGCAGCTGTCAGTGAGATAACTGATGTAATCAGCCTCGATACATGGAAGAAGTCTGTTAAGCCATTCTACGATCAGCTCATCACCAGGTTTGACATCGAAGAGGCCTGGGCTGATGCGCAGCTGAAGCAGATAACAAAGTAGGGTATTATTTTATCGCGAGCTATTTACTTTTCCCGAATCTGTGGTAATTTTGCTCTAACGATGGGTTATTGCCTTCGTTTAAAGCCCTGCGGTTAACCCCGTGGGGCTTTTTGCTTCTGTCGATTTAAGAATTATTGAAGAGCTAGCGCTGTAACGGAAAAATAAGCGATGCTTCGCCAGCTGCGAGCCTTTTAGTATCCATGGAAGAAGAAGCGAATCTTCAAGCCGATAAACTTCAACACTGGCCAGACATAATGTTGGATTAAATATAGGACAGGTGGAACAACTAATGTCGCACCAGTTGCGAAGAATGCGTATACCGCCGAGTCCTTTGCGATTAATGAGTAATTTAGGTTAAGTGTTTCAAGATTAATTGCATTGGCTATACTCGAACCTACAAATCCAGAGCCAAAAACAACCAGAAACACATAAAGTGATGCTGTTATGAGCTTTAAAATTAGCCAAATGTATTTCACGATGGACACCTGCTGATTGATGTCATCTTTTTACACAAATGTCATCTGTTTAGCTAGGTTATAGGTCGCTTGGTTCTAAATAATACCCTGCTCATTGCCTTACCCTCACCTTGCCAGCCTGTCGCTGGCTTTTTCATTTCAGGCTCCTAGAACCATCATCGACACGCCTTCTTGTTAAATCGTCCCGACGGACAGACCCTTTTCTAACACACAGCACCCGCTAACTACGCGAGGTGAGAGTATGTATCGCATGGACAAACTAACCACCGGTGCTGCTTACGGCGCTTCAGCCGGTAGCATCCTAAACGGCATGCTGAATGCCTACAGTCCCGAGCAGTGGAACGCTATCGGCGTGCTGGTGGGCATCATCATCGCTGTACTGACGTATCTAACGAATCTCTATTTCAAAATCCGCGAAGACAACCGCCGCAGCAGGAGCCGAGATGAACCCGACACTCCGAAATAAGCTGGTGGGCGCCGTTGTTGGCGGCGCCAGCGCAATCACTATTGCAGCTGTGATGCTGGGCAATGCGGATGGACTTGAAGGAAGACGCTATTACGCTTATCAAGACGTCGTTGGTGTCTGGACTGTTTGCGATGGGCATACCGGCGCTGACATTCGCCGCGGTCACAGATACACCGATAAAGAATGTGACGCTTTGCTTCAATCCGACCTGCGCAAGGTAGCTGCAGCTATCGACCCGCTGATTAAAGTCCATATTCCCGAAACCACTCGTGCCGCACTTTACTCTTTCACCTACAACGTAGGAGCTGGAGCGTTTAGCAGATCGACGCTGCTGAAAAAAATAAATTTCGGCGACGTTCCGGGTGCATGCAAAGAACTGCAGCGCTGGACGTATGCCGGTGGCAAACAGTGGAAAGGGCTTATCACTCGGCGCGAGATTGAGCGTGAAGTTTGCGAGTGGGGCCAGAAATGAACCGATTAACAGCAACCATCTTTGCTGTAGTTATCTGCCTTCTGGTTTCCATGGCATGGGCGATTAACCATTATCGCGACATCGCCATCACCTACAAAGATCAGCGGGATAAAGCCACTGAGAAACTCAGCCTGGCAAACGCCACCATCAAAGACATGCAGACCCGTCAGCGTGATGCAGCGGCACTTGATGCTAAATACACGAAGGAATTAGCCGATGCGAAATCACAGCTTGAAGATCTGCAGCGTTGCGTTAGCACTGGTAAGTGTGGGCTGCACGTCAACGCCAGATGTCCCTCGAACGGAACGGCCGGAACCGGCAGCCTGGGCGATGCTTCCAGCCCCCGACTTACTGACTCCGCTGAACGGGAT